TTGACACCTCCTCTTTTTTTGTATAGAATAGTATTTGGAGGAACTTATTATGGACAAAGAAAGACTAAAACTTATAGTTCGCAATCTAGAACTACTGGTTGACAATTTGAAGTCTGAAGTTTATTCAGATGTAGATGCATACAAACCAAACTACGAAGAGATTGCTCCATACATTGGTGACTACGACGAAATTTTTGAGGACGACGATGGCTACTGCGACTGATGTAAAACTGATTAGTATCACCCCTGATGCCGAGAAGACAATGGCGTACATTGCCAGGGTCTCTAACCCCTCTAATCAGGACAATGAGAACTATGCTGGTCTCTTGCGTTATTGCATCAAACACAACCACTGGAGTGTGTTTGAACAGTCTTCTATGTCGTTGGAGATTGAGACCAATCGAGGTATCGCAGCCCAGATTTTGCGTCACCGCTCATTCACATTTCAAGAGTTTTCGCAACGTTATGCCGATGCAAATCTTTTGGATGATACTATTCCAGTCCCAGAACTTCGTCGTCAGGACACTAAGAATCGTCAGAACTCTATTGATGATCTTGACCCTGCGTTTGTCGAACTTTCATACAAACAGATCGACACATACTTTAAACAAGGTATGTCTCTGTACAATCACTTGATTGAGAGTGGTGTTGCGAAAGAGTGTGCACGTTTTGTACTCCCACTTGCGACTCCTACTCGCATCTATATGACTGGTTCCTGCCGCAGTTGGATTCATTACATCAATCTTCGTTCGGCCAATGGAACACAGAAGGAACATATGGACATCGCTTTGCAGTGCAAAGAGATTTTCAAAGAACAGTTCCCGACTGTCGCAGAGGCCCTTGAGTGGGTCTAAATACAACTACACAAGATTTGAAGTATGGCTGTATACCCTGTAATTAATCAAGAGACTGGGGAACAAAAAGAAGTCTCTATGAGTATTCACGAATGGGATGAGTGGAGAAAGGATAATCCAGACTGGATACGAGACTGGTCTGATCCATCCACCGCTCCCAATTGTGCAGAGATTGGAGAGTGGAGAGACAAACTTGTCACCAAAAATCCAGGTTGGCAAGATGTCTTACATAAAGCTTCAAAAGCTCCAGGTTCCCGCGTTACTAAAATTAATCACTAATGGCAAGAAAAGGAAACTCCCCTATCGGTGTTGGTATGACTTCAAAACAAATGAAGAGGAAGAAACCGATCAATACGGATCTTCTGAATAAAATTGAACCGATCACTGACAATCAAAAGATTCTGTTTGATGCATACAAAGAAGGTAAAAATATCTTCGCGTATGGTGCTGCTGGTACTGGTAAAACCTTCGTCGCTCTGTATCTTGCATTGAGAGATGTTCTTGATGAAAGAACTCCCTACGATAAGGTATACATCGTCAGGTCATTGGTATCCACTCGTGAGATTGGCTTCCTTCCAGGAGATCACGAAGACAAGTCATCTCTCTACCAGATTCCTTATAAGAATATGGTAAAATATATGTTTGAGATGGCCACTGATGCAGACTTTGAAATGTTGTATGGTAACCTGAAACAACAGGAGACTATCAAGTTCTGGTCTACTTCATTCATTCGTGGTACAACTATCGACAGGGCTATTCTTCTGATCGATGAATCTCAAAACCTTAACTTCCACGAACTCGATTCTATCATTACTCGTGTTGGTGAAGACTGTAAGATTATTTTCTGTGGTGATGCAACCCAGACTGACTTGCAGAAAACCAATGAGAAGAATGGTATTCTCGATTTCACCAAGATTATTCAACAGATGACAGAATCTTTCCAGATTGTAGAATTTGGTGTAGAAGATATCGTTCGTTCTGGTCTTGTCAAGGAGTACATCATTAAGAAACTCGCACTAGGTATGTAATGTTTATCGTTGAAAATCATCTTGGTGATATTGAACTAGAGAAAAAAGAGGTTGATGGAATTCGCCTATATAAACTACCTAACGGCGACTGGGTTCCTTCTATTACTTCAGTCACCAGTTTCTACAACAGAGATGTATTTCTCAAGTGGAGACAACGGGTAGGTGAACAGGAAGCTAACAGAGTTACAAAGGAAGCGACGACTAGAGGAACAGATTTTCACGAGGTCGCACAAGCCTATTTGGAAAACAAAGAGTTGAACTGGGAAGATTATCTTCCCGCATCTCGTTATATGTTCCACAGTGCCAAACCTTTTCTTGATAAGATTGGTACTATCCACGCCATCGAAAGAACTTTATACTCTGAATACTTGGGTCTTGCTGGTCGCGTAGACTGCATTGCCGAGTATGATGGTGATCTTGCAATCATCGATTTCAAGACATCAAAAAAGATCAAACCAGAGAAGTGGATTGAACAATACTTTGTTCAAGAAACTGCATACGCCTGTATGTACTATGAGATGACTGGTATTCCTGTCAAGAAACTCATCACAATTATGGTCACACCTGGTGGTGAGGTTCACGTTTATGATAAACGAAACAAAGGTGACTACATTAAACTATTGGTGAAGTATGTTAAAGAATTTGTTGGAAACCGAATGGTGGTTAATGGATGACATCAACAAGGCTCTAGAAGAAAAATTTCTCTGTTCTGGACGTTTCGCTCAAGACATTGAACGTATCGTTGCAGAACACAAGATGACTTACATTGATGCGATCATTTACTATTGCGAGAAAAACAGTATTGATGTAGAATCAGTACCTAAGCTAGTTTCAAAACCACTGAAGGAGAAACTGAAGTGGGAAGCAATGGAACTAAACTTCTTGAAAAAAACTTCTCGCGCAAGACTTCCGTTATGACTGCATTTGATTGCTACAGAACTTATCTGGCATTCAAAAATCATTTTACAAGAGAAACATTCGATTACTTTAAATATGGCGGCAGAACCAATGCGTCTGTCGCCTCTTTTAATAAGAGACGAGACCGTTATTTCTTTGAGAAGATGTCTCGTCAAAAGAAAGATGATGAGATAGTGGACTACTTCACAGCCATCTTCTCTCAGTGTGATGATCCACAGAGAATGTGGATTGGTGAAATTATTCAGACTGGAGAGGAGAAGTACAAAGACTGGCAGAAGAAGGTGCAGAGTCTCAGTTACATCTTCAGACAAGAGATGGAACACCTGTTTGAGGACATTGATTTCAACTCAGTGTTTGTGTGTGAACAAGGTAAACATCCAGTCTTGGTTAAGGAACATTTAAGAAAGAATGTATCCATTGAATCACTCATCATTCTCGATGCGATGGTTCAGTACAAAGAACGATTTGATTCTAAACTTGATGACTTCGTGTGGAAAACCGTCAGTCTCAAGGTTGACAAGTACAAACCTTTCTTGTTAAATAGTATTGAATTAGACAAGTACAAGAAAATTTTAAGAAGGATAGTAATGTAATGAGTGATTTTTTTGAATCAGAATTTGTACGAGAAGGTCTCCGTGACATCCAAGAACTGCAAAAGGAATTGCAGAGAGGATTTATGCGGTTCAGTTTTCTCACAGAGGATGAACAAGAAGAACAACTAGGCCTTCTAGAAGCTTTACTAGAGAAACAGTATTTGATGTACCTTCGGATGAAACTGTCAGATGATCCGAAGGCTCAAGAGATAGTAGAAGATATGCGACGATCATTGTGTCTGCTCGGTTTACCTGAAACCTCCACCGTGGAAGAGGTCTTCTCTCAGATGAAACAAACACTCCAGAATCTCAAAGAACCCCTTGACACCCCTGACGATACCTAGTATTATAAAGGGGTGTTCAAAACACAAGCCAAATCCGATTCAATCCTATGTCTTTCCAAAATCTTAAGAAACAATCCTCCCTCGGTTCTCTGACCCAGAAACTGGTACAACAGGTCGAGAAGATGAATAAGGGTGCAGGTGGTGCTGATGACCGTCTGTGGAAACCTGAAGTTGACAAGGCTGGTAACGGTTATGCCGTCATTCGTTTCCTTCCCGCTCCTGAGGGTGAAGAACTGCCTTGGGCCAAACTCTACACTCACGCCTTCCAAGGTACTGGTGGTTGGTATATTGAAAACTCCCTGACCACTCTTGGTCAGAAGGATCCCGTCTCTGAGTACAACTCTCAACTGTGGAACTCTGGTATGGAGTCCGACAAAGAAGTTGCACGTAAACAGAAACG